GCCTTGGTGATGTCGGGGTCGTTGGGGTCGAACGTGCCTTGGTTGCCTATGGCGCTTTTGATCTGGTGGGGGTGAAAGGCGGCGTAGTGCATCACGCCCTTATCGACATCTGGGCGAGACACCATCATCCCATCGTGGCCAAGGGAAGATAAAAGCGCCTTCACCTTGTCGCCGTCTTGGGTCAGGTCGTACAGGTTCTCAGGGTCAAAGCCATTCTTTCTCAGAACGGATTTGATCTTTGGTGCGTCAAGATCGGCTGGGTTCTTGAGTGACAGGTGCGCCTCAACAATCCGCTTTGGCTTGTAATCGGCAGCATCCATCTTGTCGCTTGTAAACCAGTGGATGCCTTCTGGCCGAAACGCCGTGAAATCACTGTTTGTCCCATGATAAACCACGTCCGGCACATCGGGGTGGTTGCCCTGCATGAACGCCACCTTGCCACCACCAGCATGGACGGCGCGGGGGACGTTGGGCAGATATTTGGACGGGGCGATCTGGCCACCAGCGCGGTTCACGGCCTCAACGTGGCGGGCGAACTCCAGTGCGCCGCCTTTTGAATAGCCTTTGACTTTTTCGGTTTCTGGATCATACCCAAACGGCATCATCCTATCAGCGGCGCTTTTACCCACGCCTGCCGCTCGGCCTACGTTGACGGCCTCGCGGACAATGTCGGCCCTTTGCCCCATGTCATCGTAATTATTTAGTCGCTTCTTCCACATTTTAGTGGCGTCATCGGAAAGCCCAAGAGGGCTTGGCATCATTTTTCGCCCAATATCGTTTTCAGCTACATCATACAATTTTGATGCAATACCCATACGTCTAAAGTTTGGATGCACCTCAACCCTTGTGGCGTATGGAGCGCGGGAAGAAAGGTTCATCTCCCCAACCTTCTGGCCGTTATGCTCTGCAATATAGGTATCGCCGTATTGTTTGTAGATCGACAAAGGCCCATCTTGGTGCAAAAGTTTTTTATCCATACCCTTGGCCGTCAACAGTGCCGCCCGTGCCGCCTTGTCCATCACTTCTTACCTCTTTGAACCTGCATGGCCAGTTTGACAGCATCGGCGGCGTGGTCGCGTTGCTGCATGTCGCGTTCGTGCTGCATCCGAACCGCATCGTTCATCTGGTCGCGGTCCATGTCCATCTGCTTGGCTTGCAGGTCTTTCTCGCGGTCAAGATCGCGGTTCTCGTCGTTGGCCATGTCGCGGCGGGCCGACAGTTCCATCTGCTTGGCCTTGTTCTGCTCGGCCATCATCTTGATCTGGAGTTCCTGCGGGTCTTTGCCAGCGGGGCCAGCCACACCAGTGGGAGTTGCGGGTTGCTGCGCCTTGATCATGGCGGCCTGCGCGCGCATCGTGTCGGCGTCAGCGCGCTGATGGTCGATCTTGAGGTCTTCCATGCCCTTGAGCAGTTCGGGCGATGGCTGATTGCGCTGGTCTTCCGGCTTGAGGAACTGCTCAGGGTTTGACCAGCCAATGGCGCGCAGGGCGGCCTTGTCAATGGCGATCTCGTCGTACAGGCTGGGGTTGGCCGACTGCAATTGCTTGAGCGCCATGACCTTCATCAGGCGCTGGCTGTGCGAAGATGTGTTGGGGTCGGCCTGCGGCACCAGTTCCACATCGGTCAGGGCTTGCAGGAACAGTTCCTCGTTCCACACAATGGTGGGCTTGCGGTTGCGCTCCCAGAAGCTTTCGGGGTGTTCGCGGAAGCATTGCACCAGCAACGAGAACTCTTCGGCCTGTGCGCTGTGCATACGTTTGTGGACCGCGTTCATAATCTTGGTGGCCTGTTCGATCATGGCCAGCGTGGTGCCAACTGGCGCATCGGCACGGCCCTCACCTACCTGTGCTTCGCTGGTGCCGCCCACGCGCATCCCGGTCTGCGACATGTTCTCCACCAGAGACATCAAGGCACCAGACGGCTCCTTGTAGGGCAGCGGCATGATGGCATCGCCGATCTTCTGGCCGCCCGTCTTGACCTGCGCCCCACCGCCAGGCGGTACGCGGAAGATGTTGGTGTTCTGACGCGCCCCAACGTCGCTGATCAGGAAGCCGGGGAAGTTGGCGTACATGCCAGCGTCCAGAAGTTCCCGCCACGCGGCGGTGATGGCGTTGGTGGTATTGCCGAGGATATGCAGAAGGCCGATGTCGTAGAAGCCCAAGCCCGGCACGAACGTGTACTTGACGAAAGTGGTGCGGGCTTCCGGCAGCATCCCGTTGTCGGGCTGGTCGTAGTTGCGGGTGATGGACAGGATTTCGCGGGACGACACGTCAATGGTCACACGGTATGGGATTTCCAGCCCCGTGACCTTGCCCTTGAACTTGTGTTCAAACTTTTTGATGTCCAGTTCGCAATAGATTTCGTAAATCTCGCGGTCACGGTCTTCTGGGTTGGCGGACGTGGTGGTGATGCCTTGCTGGGACGCCTTGGCCTCTGCGGCGGCATCGGGCATGACTTCCATCGGGGTGGATAGGTCGATGTCGCGGTAGACCCCAAGGATTTGCAGGCGCTTGACCGTAGACGGCTTGAGCATCACGCGGTGCGTGATCCGCATCGCGGTGGACAGGTCGGTGGCGCTGTTGTTGACGATCAGGTTGTCCGCATCCACGCTGTCGCTGGCCGGACGGTTCCGCAGCGGGCAGAAGAACACCTTCTTGAACGAGGTGCCACCGAAGCCCAGCAGTAGCAACATGCGGTCGGTGTCGGGGTAATATTCGCGGGCAGTGGCGGTCAGGAAGTGGTTCATGTCCTTCTCGAACGCATTGGCAAGGTCATCGCGCTGCGTGGTTGTGCCATTCGCATCGTCGCGGATTTTGACGGGGCCATCGGTGGGAAGAAGCTCTGACCGTGCGTTGGCCTGAAAGCGCAACACGGCCTCTTGCAGCAACGGGTGCCGGACCTTGGACATGCCCTCAATCGGCGCGCCATCGCCCGTGCCTTGCAGGCCAGGGATTTCGATCTTCAGGCCCAGAAGCTTGATGCCCTGCGCGCGGTCGTCAATCCACTCGGTGCGGCTCTCAAGGTCGTCGGCGACACCACGCAGGAGGTCTTCCGCGATCCGCGCCAGTTCGCTGTCGTCAATCTTGCTGGACAGGTTGTCGAACCAGCCTTCGGGCTGGCCCTCGGCATCTTCGGCGTCCGCAATAGGCTTGCCGTCCAGCGACAGGGTGATGGACCCATCGCCGTGGTCGATCTTTAGGATTGCACCGTTTTCGTCCATTTCTGGGACATCAACACCCTCGCCGTCCTGTTCAATCTGGACATCCATGTCGCCCAATTCGTCGGGCTGGCTGTCGCCAAGGATGCGGATGTTGGGGTTCAAGCCAGACATAGGTGGTCCCTTTCAAGGTAATGGCCGTGCCATTGTATCAGGCACGGCCACCCTTGTCATTACTCATCCAGAAACAGCACCGCAGCCGCCAGATAGTTGACCGCCCCAAGCAGTTCGCGCTTGGCCGCATCCGTGTCCATGCGCTGGCTTTCTTGGATTTTCTTCATGGCCTGACCCAGCGGGAAGCCCAGCCCTACGGCGCGGGTGATGGTCAGGGCGGGTTGCTCCGTGAACGACAGGCCGTTGCCGTGGCGCTCTGCGCCTTTGCCGTCTTGGGCTTGATACAACGCTTTTTGTAGGACAACGAACAGGTCATAATAAGCAGGTTGAACGGTGACCTTGATCCACTCTTCGTCTTCTTCAATGTCATCCAGCCAGTCTTCTTCGTCCGGCCCGCACTGGCACACACCGTCCTTGCAGGTGGGGCATGGCGGTTCATCCACCCAGACGTGATCCGCCGGATCGCCGTGCAATTCGTCTTGGCGATCTTGTATTTCACGGTTCTTGCTGTCGTCAATGATGTCTTGGATCGCTTTCTTCATGCGATCCGTTTCCATGTCATACGCCACCGACCCCAAGCGCTGATTTGCCCCACCGCAAAGACCCATCGGTTGGGCTGCCGCGCTGCCACCTTCTGCCATCATCTTCTCGCTCCACTTAGCCATCGTCTTGTCTCCTCTGGTTGAACTCTTCCAGCGCAGCGGCGGCGCGGCGAAGAAGTTCTGGGTTATCCCGAAAGCCGCTCAGGCCCCTGTTGCAGTGTGTGCATAATATAAACCTGACCACCTTGGTTTTGTGGCAGTGGTCAAGCTGCCAGCCCTTTTTGTGCTTCGGGTCGTCGGACCAGCATATAGCGCAGACGCGCCCCTGTTCGTCAAACATCTTGTCCCATTGCTTCTTCGTAAACCCCATCCCCTTGCCGCGCTTCTTGAAGTTGACCTCGTCGCGCCACTCTGGGTCTTCCTCTGCCTTCTTGCGCTTGGCTTCCCTGTTCCGCGCCAAGACAAGTTCACGGTTTTTTGCAACGTACTTTAGAGACGCCTTCCGCCATATGGCTCTCTGCTTTTCGTCAGCCATAGTCTGCGGCAAGGGCCGTCCGTGCGATCCGCCCCATGCGCCGGACAGTGGCGTTGCTGGTGGGGCGTTCCTCGGCGGCAATCTCTTCAAGCGCATCGCAGAGGCCGCCGATCTCAATGTCGTAGTCCATCATCTGGTCCAGCATATCGGCGATCTGGTCTTCCAATTCAGTGATGCGCTTCCACGGGTTTAGGATCATTGCAGTTCTGCCTCGGATTGTTCGATGTCACCCCAGTCGCTTTCGGCGGCGTTGTCAAACAGGTGCATCAGGTGGTTGGTAAGACGCTCGGCGGCGTCAGGGTTTTCGATGTAGATGATGACGCCCCCAAGGGCGTCAACCTTCTCAATCATGGCGGAAGCGTCAGACCCAGCGGCAAACAGCGGGCTGTCCTCCACCTTGGCCTTGTCCACAAACCCAATGAAAGGTGTTGGCATGTCCCCAATCATCGCCATGCCAATGGTCATAACGGTCTTGGGGCTGCCATAAACGACCTTCACGCTGGGACCATGCCGTTGGCCATGCCACGGACCATGTGGTCCAATTCCTCGTTCAACGCCTGCCGCAGAACGTTCATTGCCTCGACGCGGTTCCCATCGGGAACGCAGCCACCCCAGAACGCGATGCAGGCGCGGATGCCGCCCATCAGCACGTCCGGCGGGGCAAGCTGGTCCTCGTTGACCATCTGGCCCATGTAGGTGGCGAGGGTTTCTGCTACCATCTTGATATCATTGCTCATTTACGATCTCCATCGCGTCAAAGGCCGCTTCTTTTTCGGTTTCAGCTTCAACGACAAGGTCAAACTCTTGCTCGGTGTCACGGTCAATGACATGCACTGTCCACTTACCTTTGCCAAAAGGCTCCACGGTGGCATTAAGTTTCTTGGGCATCGCGCATCCCCCGTATGGCTTTGATGTCCTGATCTATGCAGTGCTTCAGTGACGCCTCCATGTCGTCGTCGGTGACGCCTTCGGCCTTAAGCGCGAAGCCATAGATGACAAACAAATGCGACAGGGCGTTCATCGCCTCGGTGAACGTCAGGTCGTGCGTATCGCAGTATTCGGTAACAAACTCAGCTAGGGCGTTTGTCAGACCATTAATCCTATCCATGATCCCTCCATCAGGCATTGTACAATGGCGCGTTTTGGTTGCCATGAAAGACGCGACTGTCTTCAATATCGGCCAACCGCTCCGGCGCTCTTGTGAGCATACCCACATCGCGCAGGTGTTTCAACCCCATGCTGACGGTGTCAACCAGATCGTCGTGGGCACCACGGGGGAAAGATGCGGTCTGCCGGATCACCATCTCGGCCCAGTCCCTGTTGGGGGCATAGATCAGGCCCTCGCTGAACAGGTGCTGGATGGAGTACAGGCGCGCCACCTTGTCGAGGGTCTTGGGGTCGTACATCTGCATCCCAAAGCGGCTGTGGTTAAACACGCGCCGCAGTTCCTGCGCCACGCTGTGCCCCGCAGCCTTGTTTTCGATCAACAGCAGGTCCACCTTCATCCGGGTGCAGATTTCCTCGACCTTGACCACCAGATCGCCGATGTCCAGATGATCCTGCCATGCGTACATCAGCATGACCTTGGCGGTTGCGCCCAGCGCCTCGGACTGGGTTGCCGACGCCCCATCAATGGTCCGCCCGTACCGATCCACCATGCGCGTCGATGCCTGTTCGCCGGATGCGCTGAACACGCCCCACACGGTCAGGGCGCTGGGGTCGTTCTCGGCCTTGGTGGTATAGGCGGTGTCCAGCGACGCCACAATGAATTCGATGGGCGGGTATTCTCCCTTGTCCCACAGCTTCCACCACGCATCCTTGATGATCCCGCCACCACGGGGTTCGGGGCTTTGGGCATACTGCCCAGCGGTTGCATACGGCCCCATGGCGGCTTCGTCGCGGTCCACCACATGCTCGGGGAAGCGGTCGGGAAATAGAAGTTCGCCGTCTTCCTCGCGGGGGTCGGCATAGCCCAGCCGGGTCACGCAGGCACGGGCCGGATCGAACCGCATGGGCAGCATGATGTGGTCGTAGCCCATTTCGTTTTCGAGGATGACGCCGGACACGTCACGCTCATGCAGGCGCTGCATCACCACCACGATGGCGCTTTCGTCAGGGTTGTTCAGGCGGCTGGTCACGGCTTCCTTGAACAACGTGACCACACCCTCACGCTTGGCGTCGCTGTTGGCATCGTCCACGCTCAAGGGGTCGTCGATGATCACCCGGTCGCCCCGATAACCCGTGATGCCCGTGAAGGCGCAAGCCTGCCGCGATCCCGTGGCCATGGTTTCGAACTTTGCCTTCGCGTTCTGGTCGCCAGTAATGGTAACCCGGTCGCCCCAATGGCCCTGATACCATTCGTCGGTCACTAAGCGCCGCATCCGCAGGCTGTCGCGGATTGCAAGCTCCAAGCTGTGCGACGCGCAGACGTAGCGCATGTTGGGCTTATTGCGCGGCCCCCATTCCCAAGCGGGCCAGAACACGCCGATCAGCAAGGATTTCATGGTGCCCGGCGGCACGTTGACCAAGAGGCGATTATAGAACGTGCCATCGTCGTTTAGGATGCCGTCGGTGATCGCCTCAAGGTGGGCGCAGATGTAGTCAATGTGCCACCCGTGGGCGTAGGGCTGGCCGGGTTCGATCACCACCCACGCAGCCTTGACAAATTCGGCCAGCGACATCTCGCACTTGCGCTTTTCAATGGCCTTCAAGGTGCCCGTGCGATCAACTGGACGCGGCAGCGTGATCACGCCCATAGCAGTTCCACCAACCCATCGTCATCAAACACGCCGCAGCACATGCGCTTGGGGCCTGCATCTAGGCAGACACGGTTGCGCCCTTCAAAAACCCCGGGCGTGTGGCCATGCACCACCATCTTGCCACGGTAGCCTTCGTCATGGCCCTCGGGATATCGATACCATTGGGTGTAGGCCTCGGGCTGGGCGGCCAAATCATACGCCGGATGTACGCCAGCATGTACATACACGCGCCGTACGTCCTCGTGCCACCGGGGTAGGTCGCGAAACCACCGGGCGTCGCTGTCCAGCGCCTTGGCGTCCAGATCGCCCGTCAGCGGGTGCCGATAGGACAGGATCGTGCTGGCACCACCGTTGTCCAGCCATAGGCGGTTGAAGTCGCACAGCATGTCCTCATGGTTTCCGCGCAGGCAGATCGCGCCGGGGATCGAACGCACAAGTGCTACGACCTCCCGGCTCTCGCTGCCGCGATCAACGTAGTCGCCGAGGAACACAAGCTGGCCGTCGTCTGGCACCTGCGCCAATAGCCTTTTCAGTGGGTCAAGCCTGCCATGCACATCGGTGATGACGTAAACCTTACCCATTGCCCAAGGCCGCCTCTAGGGCGTCTAGCTGTTCCAATGTCAGGTTCGACACGTCAAGCGTGTGCGTGACCTGCACCGTGCCCGTGTTCTCGACCTCAAGCTTTTCGCCGTACCGCCGGGGACGCCGCTTGCCAGCCGACCACTTGTATGCGTCTATGGCAACCCGGGCCGCGTTGGGGTCTAGGCCGCCGTCTATGACCGACTGGGCAACGTCCGCGATCTTGTCCGCATCGGCGTCGGCCATGTCCTCCCGCGCCTGCGCGTAGCTTGCAGCAAATTCGGGGTTCGCCCTAATCCAGCGCATTACGGTAGGGTAGGACGGAAGCTCTTCGCTTGACTTTAAAAAGGTAACGAGGCCAGTCCCGGATGAGATGGCCTCTAGGATTTGATCCGCGATATCTTGGTCAAACGGTAGCGGTGGACGGCCTGCGGGCATAGGTAGCACCCCTCTAATGGATCGGATACCACCTATATAACACCGCCAGCGCAGAAATGATAGATGGGGGCCGAAGCCCCCACCTGTCAGGCGGGACGGGCGATCTTGGTCTGCTTCACGCCGTCACGTTCACCATGCTCTTTGACGGTGGCCTTGACGGTCAGTGTCTCGCCCTTGTCGCCGAGGCACTTGGTGCCCTTGTAGATCACCACGTTGCCCTGCGCGTCGTTCAGGATGTGCAGGAACGAGGTGCCATACAGACCCTCCATGGTGTGGATGTGGCGGATGGTGACGGTGAAGTCGCGGCGCTCACCCACGGTGCCGATCCAGTTCGACCCAGCGGCCTCTGCCGACCGCTTGGCTGCAAAGCCAGCAACACGGGCCTCGGCGCGGGTGATCATGCCGATCACAGCACGGGTCTGGGCTTCGGTCAGGCCGCCCCATTCCAGCACGTTGTCGCGCATAGCGGTGTAGAAGTCGCCCAGCGATGCCCTGACCACCGGGTGGTGGGTGTTCGTGTGTTGGAACTCGCCATACTGAAACAGGAACGCATCAATGCGCTTGCCATCGGCGCTGGCGATCCACTTGGCGTGGCGCGTCTTGGACGCATTGGCGCGGATGTTGCGTTCGATGGCGGCTTCGTACTTCACTTCGTTTTCGATAAAGGTGCCACGGGTCATGTCAGTCTCCAAGGTGGTTGGTTTCGGTACCCCCTTGATACATCGTACGATCAAGGGGGTCAACAACTATTTTAACTTAGAACGGAATAAAATCGTCGAGGTCATACGCTGCCTTGCGGGTGTTGCGAACGCAGATGCACCACTGGACCTCAACCGGGTGGCGCAGGCTTTCGACCTCGGCCCGCATGGCGTACCATGCTTCCTCGGCTTCCAGTTGGGCTGGGGTTTCGATGCCCGCGACCATGCAGGCCTCTTCATAGCTGTAGCAGGTCACACCATAAACGTCGTACATATCAGTCTCCATGTGGTTGGTTGATCTCAGATCACAACGGCCCCGCAGGGCCGCTGAACTCTGGGGTCAGGCGATCTGGATGACGTTTTCCACGAGCGACCGCTTGTGCTTTTTGCGGTCTGCAAACGCCTGCCAAACGGGCTGCTGGTTGTCGATCACGCGGGTGCCGCGCACCACGACGTAGTGGCCTGTGACGTTCACGACGTAGGTCGCCTGCTTGTCAGGGCGCTGCTTGTACCACTGGGTCAGGGTCATCGGTTCGCCCAAGCGCCAACCTTCGGCGGGCTTGCGGGTTTCGGTCATCGACAAGCGGGTGTACTGCACCCCACGGGCTGCCAGCCCCTTTTGGAGGTGGTACACTGTCAGCCCCTTCACGACGGGCTTGCCAGTAACTTGGAGGCAGGTGTCATAGGCCGCGTCATAGGTGATGCCAGCAACGGCGGCGAGGGCGTAAGGGCCGCACCATGAGCAGAAGCGGGTGGTCGAGCGGGCGGGGGCGTGGGCGAACTTGGTCATGTCAGTCTCCTGTGGTTGGTTTCTTCTTCCTGAACTCTTTTTACATCGTACGAATCACCCTGTCAACAACTATTTTGTGGGTTTTGAAATAAAAAAGCCCCCACCGTTTCGGGCAGGGGCAGTTGGGCGGTTACGCCAAGCAGAGAGTGTGGTCACCATAACATCAAAATGGGATTTCGCAATCCTTGTACCATGTGCCCGCCCAGTTGATCGGCGGCTTCGGTGGTGCTGCCACTTCCACCAGGCCGATCCACCGCATGAACGCCACCAGATCGGCGGGCATCACACCTCCTCTCGCTTGTGATACACCTCGACGTAGGATTCGCACTTTGGGCAGGAGAGGTTAGTGATCATGTCGTAATCGCTGCCATCTTCCTCTTCAATTTCGTGATCTCCGCCCCAGATAAGCTCTGCTTTGCAGTGCCAACAGTACATACGATGGTCGGCCATCACACCTCCTCCCCTTCCATGTGTTCCTGACAGTCGCCGCACATCAGGTTGGCCCCAGCCTTGGCCCACGCCTTGAACCCGCAGGATGGGCAGGTGTGCTTGACCTTGGACAGGTCGCGCTTCTTCTCGGCTTTGGCGCGGGGCTGGGTGAAGTAGGGGATATCAAAATCCGGCCCCAAGCCTTCCAGTGCCACGTCGAACGGGCCGCCTTCGTCGATCATGTGCGTGACCTTGCGCCCAGTCATCTTGCCGCCCTCGACCCCGGTGTCTGTGGGGGTCAGGCCGACCGCCGTCATCATCCGTGCCCATTCCATGTTGTGGTGGCCGCCCTTGGACGGGGTGCCGTATTCTTGCTGTTCCAAGTGGGTCATCTCGTGGACAAGCGTGGACAGCACGGCTCGGATGTCGCGGTCCATCGTGTTCGGGTTCAGGGCGATCTCGTGGGTCTGGTCGCCGTCGCGGTGTTTGAATTGCTCGGCATGGAAATAGCCGTGGGCACCAGTGCGGCGGGTCAGTGTGAACATGACCGGGGGCAGGCGCTTGCCGAACAGTTCGGCGTTGAAGTGCCCGAACGCTGTTTCCAACGCGGTGTACGTCTCGGTCGTGGGGGTCTGGTAGTTTTTCATGTCAGTCTCCATGTGGTTGGGTTGGTCGATAACCCCGCGTAACGTACGACGCACACGGGGTCAACAACTATTTTTAGTATTCGCGGTGGCTGCGGATGTGCCACTTGTCGATCCAGTCCTCATCGACCAGCATGGTCAGGACGGTTTTCTTGACGTTGGCCAGCCTGACCTCGCCATGGCCCACGAACACGACGTGCGGAAACTCTGGGCGGAAGTCATCGGGGAACAGCGCGTCGGTACGCTTGGCGTACTCGAACGTCAGGCCGTGGTCTTTCTCGCGGAAACAGCCCAGAACCTCGCCCTGATCGGCGCGGCGGTGGGCATTGATGTAAGGGGCAAATGCCATGATGGCCTCCTGTGGTTGGGTGGGGGGCCGCAGCCCCCCGGTTGGTTAGACTTGCTGGTAGGCGAAGGTGTTGTCACAGGTATCGGGTGCGCCCCATTCATAATTTATTTTGGCGCTTTCGAGATCGTTCCATTCGTCCACGATGGCGATCTTACCATCCCGAATTACGAGGACCGTGAACGGCCCCCCATCGTTCTGAACGCCATATTCCGCCGCAACGTCTTCCGACTTTCCGATGATGACTTGGTTGTGTGACATGTCAGTCTCCGTGGTTGTAGGCCGCCACCACGGCGGCCATAACCCTTCATAACGCACTTCATCGTACGGTGCAACAACTATTTTGTGGCCTTCCGAACAATTTTCTTGGCAGCCCGGCGTTGCTGTCGATTGCCATTTGGGTCGGGGTTAACCTTTTTAGCCAGCCTTGAAACAGGCAACCTCCTGCCTCCCAACCCATTAAGCATTTTCCTCGACCTCCAGCATTGCATCGGCCATGGCGAAGCTCTGGTGCGCGATGCTGTACATGTCCCGGTCATCCCGGATCAGCGCCTGCATGGCCATGCCCGCCAGCCAGAGGCGGTCAGCAGCGCGATCTGCCCCATCGGCATGGGTTGGGCTAGGCGGTGCCATCTTGACGCTGTAGAGGCCCTCTGGCGCACCCGCTTCGGTATCGTCCTTCATTTCTTGCCCTCCAAGGCTTTGATACGGTTTTCGTGGTCTAGCATGATCTGGTGCAAACGCAGCCAGTTTTGGACGTTGTCGCCCCGTTCCATGCCAAGCTCTTGCTGGATTTCCAGTTGTTCATCGTACATTTCCTGCTGTTCGGGGGGAAGCGTGTCGCGCCACTCCAAAACAACAACCTTCCGGCCAAACAGTTTTTCCATAAGCCAGTTCATGTCTTCTTCTCCCACCGATTATTCTTCGCTAGTTCCGCCAAAAGCTTGTCGGCCAGTTCCACGGCCTCGAAGGGTACATCATCCCAAGCCAAGTGATCCTCGGTTAGCATCCCCGCTGCAATCGTCCCCGCCAGCCACAGACGCTTCATCTCGTGGCTGTTTTCTTTCAAAACTTCATCACTCCACAGCATTCATCACCACCTTTGCATTTTTGTTGAAATCCGCCTTCAGCGCCCGCTTCAGGTCGGACAGATAGATGCCGCCATAGATTGTACCATTGGGCAGGGCCACCTCGTACTGGTCGAGGGTGTGGGTGTAACGGATCGGGAACCGCTGCCCCGTCGCCGGGAACAGCACCCAAAACTCGGCACCCTTTTTCTTGTTGATCATGGTCATCTCCGTGGCTGGTCCCGGCACCATATCAGGCCGTTCGGCGGGGGCAACAAAAAAAATGTCATCTGGGCACATTTTTCTCTTGCATCGTACGAAAGCATCGACTAAACATAGTACATCGAAACCAACCAACCACAGGAGACTACCATGTCCTTCCAATCTTCCATCTCCCTCGCCGACCAATTCGCAGCCGCCAAGGCCGCAGCCGATGACGCCGTCGCCGCTCTGGACGCCATCAAGGCCCAGATCAAAGCTTCGGGTATCGAACGCCACATCGGCGTCACCTGCGACGTGATCCTTGCCCTGTCCGAGCAAAAGCGCGTGGACAACAAGCTGCTTTCGGCCCTGCTGACCGAGGACCAGATCGAAAGCTGCAAAAAGGCGATCTTGGTCGAACGCATCACCATCAAGCCCAAAGGCCTCAAGTAGGCCATAGGTGCTGACCCAATATGAAGCCGAAAAGCCCCCCTGTGGGGCTTTTTACTTTGGTAAAGTCCCGTTTTCGATACCACGCATATCATTGATATCGTTGCCATTTGTAGTAGGTAGGAGTGCAAAGTAGCGTCCCCTTTATATAATATATATTCTCTATACAAAAACCGCCCCATATCACCCCCACCCAAAACCACTTTAAATAATCAATAACCAAGAACAGCCTTAAGAGAGACGCTACTCCTACTCTTCTACTATATATAAATATATATATATATATGATATATATATATAAAATGACTATTTTAAATCAGGAAATAGCGTCCCAGCAACCCTTTTCCAAATGGTACCATACTTATCAACTTTTTGGGTGTTTACATACAAGCGTTAACCGCCTATCTGTGTAGAACCCACAACGCTGATGGAGCATCCCCACATGGAAGATTTAGTTTTAGTCAAAAAGATCAGTCAAGCAGACGCATTGGCAAACAAGCGCACCGGGCGGCCAAAGCGTCAAAGCTTCGCCCTGCGGAATTACTCCAAGGCTGTCATGGTGGCCCTACCCTATGGTATCAGCGAAGACGGCGACAAGATTGACTTCTATCTGTCAAGCACCGGGTTCGCGATTAAGATCGGTCCAGAGTGCAGCCGGGCGATCTCGGGCAAGAAAAGCAGCAAGACCGTGTCGGTCCCGGTGGAGGTCCGCAAGCGTCTGGAATTCCTCCCAGAGGGGTCACGCCCATTGGTATCGGATGAGATGCCGGGGAACATGTTCTTCTTCCCCTTCAGCCGGATGTAAAAAAAGGGGCCTAACGGCCCCTTCCTTCTTCTTGCTGGATCAGTTTTATTTTCTCGACGGTGTAGGGGGCGTCGATGTGCCAATGGTATTTGCTTGGCTTCCCACCCTTCCTGATCTTGGCAAACTTTCTGGTGCCAACAAGGATGCCTTCAACCTCCGTGCTGCCCTTCCGAATGATCACCCGGTCGTTCAGGTTTATCCCAGCGCCCCGCAGGATGGTATAGAAGGCAATGGCGTCGGACATCCTGTACCTGTCCAACGCCGCCTTAACGGCCCTTTGTGCGGCGAGGTATTCCAGATACATTTCATCGCTTAGGCTTTTGGGAACCTCGACCCGCACCTTACGCCTCCACTTCAAGGATGTTGTGGGACAGCTTGCCCATCATATCGACCAACGGGTTCAGGAAATCCACTTCGATGCCGATGTCGCGGCCTTGGTCGATCAAGCGGCCCACGGACGCCACAAAGGCATCGCGCTGGATTTCCGCCACCGACTTCAGGCCGTTGATGTAATCCTCGGTGTCTTGGATCACGCTCTCAAAGCCGTCAAGGGCCTCAACGTGGATGAACTTGTATTCGGAAGAACCGCCAGCCTTGTATGAAATGTTGGAGGTCAGTTCACGGGTCGAGAAGCCGACCGAGATTTCGATCTTGGGGGCGGTGAAGCCCTTGTTGGCCAACAGCTTTTCCAAGCGGGTGATCTCGCGCAGGATGTCAGAAGCGTTCATGGTAGTCTCCTTGGTTGGGTTACGTTCACTATTCTTATCTCAGATTTGTGGGTAGTGCAACAATATTCTTTTCTTTTCTTCCTTGCTGTACATCAGGTCGGCATCCCGGATCGCCCGGCACGTCTTGGCCACATAATCCTTTGAAAGGTTAAGCTTCTTTGCCACATAGGCCGGGGGCCGCGACATCCTAAGCGCCAGCATGGTCAGGATTTTCTCGTCACTCTGCCGTGCGTTCATAGCAAAAGCCCGCCCCCCAGCACCACGATCCCCGCCGTGATCCCCAATGGTACCGCCAGCCCGGTCATGTCAGGTGGCAACGACGCTATAGCCGTGATGGTGACCACAAAGAACGCCGCATAGGCCACAAGGATGATGGCCGCGATGGTGATAAGTTGTACGATCATTCCCCGCCCGCCAGTTCATCCAGCAACTCTGGATCGTTGATGTGATCGTACAGTTCCTCTGCGTCCACGCCTGTGGACAGTATGTAGCGGAGGATGTCGCGAATAGTGTGGTCTTCGGTGAAGGTGATGACAGGGTTGCCATCTGTGTCTTCGGTTTCGATTGGTTTACGTCGGACCTCGGTCATTGGCCCTCCAGTTCAG